CGGCTTTCGCCAGTATTGTATCGTTGCCCACTACCCAGCCATAGACAAACTATGGACGTAAAAAAACCACGACTATCGGGCGCGGGGCTATCCGCTTCGAGAGGTGTGTTCAGCACCTGAGCGAAAGGATAATCCCGATTAAGTACGGTTGTCAAATTCATTTATTCTTCTCTCATGATTAGGCCACCTCTGCATTTTGTCTAAAGTCGTTCATTGTGGTTCTCCTTCTTAATAAGTAGTTAATTTCAAAAGAATCGTATCAATGCTGGTTCCTGAAAATTCATTCTCGTAGACTTTTGACCATTCATGCTTCAGTCCCTCCACGATTAATTTGTTTCTATACCCGGTCGGTAAAACAGCAATCAAGATTCCATCTTTGCTTAGTAAGCTTGCGGCGTGCTTAACATGCGCGATTGCACGCCCTTCGCTAAATGGTGGATTCATGACGATGCGATCGAATTTTATTGCGATGCTGAAAGTTAAAAAGTCTTGGTTATGAACAACATTGAAGCCTTTTGCTTTCAGAACTTCGCAATGCAGTTTGCTGATCTCAACGCAGGTGGTAAATCCCTTGGGCATGTAATCAGCAATGCCGCCTTGACCTGCCGAAGGCTCCAGGCAAAGATCGATGCCGTCGCGTATCTGCGCAATTGCCACTGCATCACGAGCAACATTTTCTGGCGTCGGGTAATATTGATGGGATCTTTGCTCGGGGATCATTCCGGTGCGGCAAATCTCATCCACGACGATATCCGCCTGATAATCGAATATGAAATGATCTTTTTCAAATACGCCGCCGATGTACTGCAATACTCGTTTCACTGCATCGGAATAGTTTGACGCCCAGCATCTGCGCCCGTAATTTTCAAATCTCAAACGAAGCAATTCGCCGACAACCTTGAAACTGAGCAAATCGTAATTAAGATCGAATTCCTTTGGCTGCTTCTTCGGAGGCGTCCGAAACTCGTTCGGAATCGCATGCGGGTGAAGGTAAGCGAGCGTCTGATTCAGCCGGTATGCTATTTGCGGGTGAACCTCCATGTGCGCCGTACCTTTTTTGTACAGTCTGATTTTCCACGCGCCGCCATCGAAGCGGTACCACTTCCCATCCAGCGGTAATCGATTAATATCGCTGTACGTTGTCTGCGAATCGGAGCATTCACGTCCCATGAATTTTGCTATCACAACACGCAAATCATGGATGTATTCTGATTTCCGATAATCAATCGAACAATATGACCGCATATAACCCATGATGAAACGCTTGCCGAATCCCTGCGGTTCATTGGTTATGTGCGAATGCGATAAATTACTGAATATCCCGTCGACACGCTCCGCTAAAAACATCTCGCGGCTGCCGATCAAGCTTTTCATCGTATCGAACACAATCCCGCGCTCGAATGCCGGTGTTTTATGCTTTCTTATTTGCTCATGCCATTCATTGCGCTTTTTTGCGGGCATGTGATCTAGCACGTCGGTCATCTTGATCGTTTTGCTCCAGAACTCCGCGTCAAGCGCTTTGATTGCTTTCTCCGGCTGGAATATCTCGTGAGTGCTGTACGACGGCCCCCTGCAATCATTAGCGGCAGCGGCGCTGAAGTAATAATCTATGGCGTCGCTATCCAGCGCATTTTTTACTGCAATGATTCGCTCTTTCCGATTTTCGTAATCGCCGAACAGCGCATCGATTGGGCTGTACAGATCAATATCTGATTGTTGATTCCGAGTTAACATTTTGTTTGAAGGGCTTCGGTATTATTCGATTTCAAGCGACTCAGGATTGTCTTTTTCTTTCTTTTCAGGCGTCGGGGTTTCTTCCTGTTTAGCCTGATTCGCTGCCGGTTGAGGATCGGTAGGCTTTGTTTCGTTGGCTTCGCCTTCGATTATTTCGCCGGTTGATTCGTCAACAGGTTGTTGTGGAGTATTTTTTAACTCATCAATATCAACAGAATATGTCCCATCAGAACTTTTCTTTGCTTCAAAAACATCGGCGGCTTCGTCAGCGGTCATTAACCCCATCGACAACTCAGGAGCGTAAGCGCGAACCCACCATGCACCAGCGCGATACATGAGCATTTGTTGTGGTATTGATTTCCATTTGCTGCCATTTTTTTCGTACCATCCTTCTTTCTTTGCGATGGAAATAGTTACATCCGATCCAACCAGTTTTTCACCTGTTGAGTGCTCTATTGCCCATGCTCGGCATCCCCAACTATCATTTCCTTTGTCTCCAAAAAACTCGAAACGGATAGCGGAGAAACGACCGCACATATTCGCTGTTGCGATTAAGTATTGTGATGACCATGACGGTTTTCCATACACAATGACTAGGTTTTGCATAACCATCAACGGATCGCCACCAATTCGTTGAGCTAGGTTTAGTGCGATCATGCAGTTACCAACATTGTTTTGATAGTCTTTTGGCACCAACGACGATGACGCAAAGCCTTTGGCTATACGCTGCATCAATTCAAACGATTGCAGGTTAAAAAATCCAGCTTGTACTTGCGGCATTAATGATTCCGCTGGCTTTTGCTGTTTTAATTCCGCTAAATTTGCTGCTGCCATTTTTCAATCTCCTTTAAATGTGCATGATTTGTAACGTGGACAGTACTTGTCACTACAAAGCAGTGATTTTGGATTGGGATAAAACCGGCCAGTCCGGAACATATCCGCAGCGAATTCGATCAAGCCGGGGTTGTCCTGGTCGCCGGTCATGATTCGTTTTGCATTGCTTATGGTTCCGGTTGCTATTTCTGCCGCGCCTTTTGTTTTGAGACCGATGATTTCGGCTTCCGATGTGATCGATTCGCCGGTTGTGTGCTCGAACAGCAACTCATAAGTCCCAACCTGAGCACCGTGTCCTTTGGTAACCGCAACGCCTTTTTGCACCGCTGCCGATCCGCTTTTGAGGTCAGCGATACCAATCCCGTGCGATGATTTTTTGATGCGCGCCCGATCCATCGTGCCGGTCAGGCGGATAACCGTGTTATTGCCACAATCGATGTCTAGCGGCTTGGTTTCCATTTCCACGGCAACAAAGTGATATTTCGGCGAAACTTCGCCGCAATATTTGGTGAGTAGCGATATGCCGATGCTTTCAGCGTCCCGCATTGTGAGATCGTCCTTTGCCGGGTCAAATTCGTTTTCCGGATCGCGCAACTTGTCCACCAACACACCGGCCGCGTCATTTGCGGTGACCGTATCGCCGGAAATGCGCGCCTGATCGAATGCCGCAGAACCGGCATGAATTGCTGTTCCGAGCGCCGCCCGTAGCCCTACCGTGTTCTTCATGCCAAGCAGATGGATTCCCTCGAATCTGTAAGCGCAGTCGAATAGACCAGCCCACGCTGATGCCCTAATCGTTATTGATGGTTCACTCATCATCATCTTCCTCCCAATACTTACGCTCTTCGATAAATCCATCACGCCACGCTTCGTATTTGTATCGCTCCGTTCCAATTGAATACGGGTTATCAATCAGTTCTTTGTCATTTTGATAGGCAAGCTCGCCAAGACGTGTTGCGTGCGCAATAAGCAAAGCTCTTTTTCTGATAATTATTTGTGTCATTGCAAGATGCAAGGATTCCGAAAGAGAAAATCGCTCTTTCAAACACCAAGCCACGTCACAGAGAAAAAACCAATTCAACTTGCAAATGATGATCATTTTTTCAATCCTTCCCAATATCATGCTCATTTGGTTTCAAAACCCAAAGTAATTAAAAACTTGTTCCCAACACATTTCCGCCACCAGGTACGCGCCGATTATTGCCGCCAGAGACACGGGCCACGATCCGAATTCGTCATCATTGCCGCTTTTCATAATTACACCTCGATCCCGTTTAGAAGCAAAATTAATCACCGGATCACCTCCACGCGAACACAGCAAATCTCGCCCACGATCTTGATCGCCTCCATCACAGCGTCCGATGTTGTTTTGAACATCCCCACGTGTTTTCTGACCCCGGACACCGTTCTGATCGTTATTCTGCATTTCAGTAGTTTCATGATCGTCTCCAATTAATGCCTGGCTTCCACAGGCTCCACCGAGTGCACGGCTTAAGGAGGTAATCTTTTCAACCTCGTCTACGCTTACGATTTATGAGTCAGTTGATTGGAGTAAATTTACCAAATGGTAAATAATATGTCAATACCAAATGGTAAACTTTTTATATTGCCCTGCTATTTTCGAGGCGATGGTTGATTTGGCTGGTTTGCCGGGGGGGGGTGAGTTGGGCGAATTGGGCGAAAAAATTCCGCCCAGGTTTTTTAATCGTGATGGAACTTTTTGGATTTTAGGCAATAAAAAACCCGCCGAAGCGGGTGGGGTTGGATGTTTGGCGCAGCCACGAATATTATTTCATCGATTATCTAAATATTCATTGTGATATTTTATAAATAATATTGTCTCCAGAGCTTTTGATTACCATTATTTCTTTGTTTGGTTCTATAGACTCCATGTACAGCCCAGGTAATGCGGTGTATCCACCGGCACCAGATATGCTTGACCTAAATATCGATTTTCGCAAAACAAATTCGCCGAATGCTGGTTTGTAATCAAAGATCAAGGTATAGCTTAGATTACCAAATGCGCTGGTAAGAAATGAATAGGGATAATCACTACTATTAGAAAAACCGGTTTTAGTGCTCCTAATGTAATCAATCATTATAATTAATTCCGCGCCATTGAAATAGCCAACGCCATCGACATAATTGGACAGATCAGGAAACGACGACAAACCTTCAAAATCAGGGGACGGAAATTCTGCGTTATGCCCAAGAAATGTGTCGATGCAAACATTCCCGGAGTTATCGAACCGTGGGAATCCTCCGCTTAATCTAATCTTGTATGTTGAATCAGTTAGTGTTTGAGTTACTGAAAAATTGCTTTGCACTTTAATGTTTGTGGTAGAAACATCGCTTAATTGATGATCTTGTGCGCACATTAATCCATTCATCCTAATAGACGTGGCGAGCAATTCTGTTGATATAAACAGAAACAACACCGCAGCAACAAGTATCATTTTCATGAGTTAATCCCTTGTATTATTTAGCAAATTATCACTTCCTGCATTTGCAGTATTTATCACAGCACCAATCCGATAATTGCACAATTCTATTCGCCGTTGCCTTCTTTTGTGCTTTCTTCTGTTTTTTTGGCGTCGTATTTGCGCTCAGGTTGATTGATCTCATGAAGTATGCGAGCAGATCCGTCGACAAATCTTTTATCAATAAGGCCGGAATATTTAATCAATGTCACTCTTTGCTCATCGACTTCATCGTCAGGTAGCGACAATATAAATTTTATTAAGTCTTGTTTTTTTGTGTTGCTGGTTTCGAATATTTCTCGGTCGTCTTCTGTGTCGAACCAGCCTTTTTTAAGCTTGAGTTTTTCCTCAATCAAATTTTTCATGTCTTCCCCAATTCCCTTGCTTCCCGATGCGTAACGTGAAACAAGACTGGGCGATATTTCTAGGGCGTCGGCCATAGCCACTTGAACGCCTTTAAATTGCTCTACAAGTAATTTATTAAATTTTTTATTCCTATGCGGTTTCTTTTCGATGGCCATATTTGCATGATCAATTTTAATAACCAATAAGTAAATAACCATTTGGTATTGACATAAAGATTACCAATTGGTAAATTACGGCCATGAATAAATTACGACAACACATAAATTCCTTATCTATTGATGAGCAAAACGAATTTGCTAATTCGTGCGGAACATCAATTAGCTACATAAGAAAAATACTCTCATCAAACGGCAAGCTTTTTTTCGGGCCTGCTATTTGCAGAAGAATTGAAGAAAATACTAGCAGTCTTGTAACGCGCAAAGACCTTCGCCCCAACGACTGGCGCGAAATCTGGCCAGAATTAGCCCAACAAGTTAAATCGGATAAGGCCGCGTGATTTTTCATGCTTACCAGATTACTAATTTCCACAGACAAAGTAAGGCGAACAAACAATGAGGATCGCTAAATGAAAGACAGATTGAGGACGATCAAACAGGATTACCGGGCGCTATTTTTGGCGCTCCAGGCCGATGCAAAAAAATACCCCGGCGGAATCCGAGCGCTGGCTGAAATTATCGGCGTTAATGGAACAACGCTGGCTAATAACCTGAACCCGGATCACGAGGCATCGCCGCCATCGTTTGCGACGGTACTTGAAGTAATCAATCACGCGCAGGCCAAGTCGGCTGTTTACACGATAGCCAACCTTGTCGGCCAAGTGCCGATGGATATTCAGGGCTACTGCGATTACAACGAAAAAGACCAGATCAAGCATTTCCTGGGATTGGTTTCAAGCGCATCCTTGCTGCTCAATCACGGCTCGGAAGCCGCAAAAGATTTCCGTTTCGATGCGCATGAAAAACAGCAATTGCGGCCGCTCCTAATCGATCTGATTAAAACATCGGCGCAACTATTTAGATCGCTGAACGATTAAATGATTAACCATCACTACCTCCCTAGTGAATGCACACCGCAGCGACCAACGCATAAAGCATCATGCGTAGTTCGGATGGTCGCAACTATTTTCATGGTCAAGAGGCAAATATTAGATAAGTTGCCCCGGTCTGTAAAACCGGAGTCGTCACGAACGGGTGTTGGTGCAATTCCAACCTTGACCACCATAAAAGCGCTTGTAGCTCAGTTGGTAGAGCCGACGATAGACGTATCGCCAATGTGTCGCTGGTTCGAGTCCAGCCAAGCGCGCCAAAGATTTTTTGTGCCAGCAGCCACCGCTGCAACTCAATGCCAGCAGGTTTTTACCCTTCCTGCTGGCTATTTTTTTGGAAGAACTAACAAGAACAGGCTTTGGCGAAACATCAGAACTCACAAGCCGATGCTGCAAAACGCTAGAGCCTGTCCTTGTTGGTTTGATGCACGATGCTGACGTGCAATGAAAAAGGTTTGCGATAAAGCAAACCAAGCCGAGATCAGCTCCGGCAACCACCGCGTTCCTCCGGCGATACGGAGGGCTAAGAAGGAAGATGCGACGTTGATGGAAACGTGTCCGTTTGAAGTTGCAAACAAACGGATGAGGCTGACTAAGAGCATGCGCTAATTATCGATTAAACGCTTCAAGACATGCCGCTATCGAACAATCGCGAATAATTTCGATAGTCCTCAGCAAGCTACGGCTTGCCATCTTCCTTGTTAGCAACCGCCGGAATTGTTTGATGGTTTATTACAACGAATACGATAAATGGATATGTTGACAAATTACGCTCTCCAGGATTATTCTTTCTCTGCCACGGAAAAAAACGTGGACAGGGGTCGAAGCCTGATTTGGAGCGGTGAAGAGCCGCAAATTTATTTTGAGCGGCTTTTTTTATGCGTTGGTGTGCTCAGTTTATGGGTAGCCAAGCAGAGGGAGCCGAAAGGCTCGCCGGTGCTCCATCGGTCTTCGAACCTCTGCTTTGGTTGCCCACCAGTTTCGAAGCTGGCGGGTGATTCTCAATCACTAATGGAGCGCATCATGAGAACCAAATCCACAAGCACGTCCGCAACACTCAAAACACGATTACGCAGCAAATCACTTAGTATCAGCCCCAAAGTAATAGCCAATATCGTTCATCTTTCATATGAGCGCAGAGAGGCTTCTGCCAAAGAAAAATGGCACACCGCATTGAAGGTGTACATACGTTCTCTAAATAGCCGTGAATTCGATATTGCCAAGCATGTGCTGATGTTTATCAGCCAAAAGCCATGTCTTGTTGATCCTGAGTATTCCTGCGAAGTGATTCCTTTTCCTTTAACTGAAGAACATATCGCTGCGGAGGCTTCAAAATGAAGCAGGCGAGCGCTTATTTATCAGGTTATATCTCACAGTTAATCGCGCAAATCGAAGCAAAGAAACGTCATAAAGTGGTTTCTATGGCCGAGTTTAAAGCTAAGAAACAGTTGAAAAGGTTTGTTGCTAAAAAATGAGCGTTAGAGTCATGTCATTAGTTTGGGAAAATTTTAATCGAGGCGGAAGCGAGAAGCTAGCAATGCTTGCTCTTGCAGATTGGTGTAATGATGATGGAGGTAGTCTGCATCCGTCAATTTCTGCTGTGGCAAGAAAGATCAATGTAAGCGAAAAACAAGCGCGACGCATTCTGCATAAATTTATAGAAGATGGTTATTTATTAGTTACGGCAAATCATCATGGCGGTGACCCTGGGCAATCAAGGCATTATAAATTAAATATCAGTTTATTAAAGATTACTGCCCCTCCCGTGGATGTCACCCCTCCCGTGGATGTCACCCCTCCCGTGGATGTCACCCCTCCCGTGGATGTCACCCCTCCCGTGGATGTCACCCCTCCCGTGGATGTCCCTAGACCCCTCCCATGGGTGTCCCTAGACCCCTCCCATGGGTGGGAGCCTAACCACCATAGAACCATCATAGAACCATCAGATATATCCATCGATAAAAAAAATCGAAGAAAAATCGATACCACCACCAAAACAAAAAAAACACTATCAGAGTTTCCTGGGAAATTTCAGGTCACAGAAGAAATGTTCAATTGGGCAGTTGCAGAAGGAATACCGGAAGATCACGTCAAATTTGAAACTCAGAAATTCAAAGACAACGCTTTGGCGAAAGGATTGAAATACAAAGATTGGATAGCCACTTGGCGTAATTGGATGAGAAATGCGATCCATTTTAATGGATACAAAAAGAGAGCATAAGCATGATAAATAATGATTTTGTAATTGACAGCGAACAAGCGTTACTCGGGTGCGTAATTTCCGAAAATGGTTCGTTCGATGACATTGAAGGATTGCAATCACATGAGTTTTACTTGGAAAGCCATCGACTAATTTTCGCTACGATTTCTGATTTTTTGGATAACGGAAAGTCGGTTGATTTAATTTTGCTTGCAGAGGCGTTACAAAAAAACGGCGATCTTGAAAGAGTCGGTCAGTTGAAATATCTCGGTGAATTGGTTCAGTCATCGTCGTCACGTAAAAACATCAAGTGGCATGCAAAACGTGTTTCAGAAACATTCAAGCTTCGCAAACTGAAGGTATTGCTTGCGAGTTTGAGCGATGCAATTGGTGAAAGGAATGACTTGGATTCAATCACAGAAATGGCTGAATCAGGATTATTCGACCTACTTGAAGGAAAGCACGAAGAAAATTTCCAGCACATTGGTGATGCTGTCGTCGAGGCAGTTGATTGGGAAGATCAAGACCAGAAAGGCTTGCAAACCGGTTTGAGGGATCTTGATCGCATGACGGGTGGATTTAAAAACAGTGAGTTGATTATCGTTGCCGGACGCCCGAGCATGGGGAAAAGCACGCTTGCAATGCAGATTGGTGAGCATGTGGCGCGCAATGAGTCTGTGATTATTTTTTCGCTCGAAATGGCTAATCGTCAGGTTGCTGCCCGGTTTTTGAAACATCACGAATCGGTGATAGGAAAATCACAAGCAATCGCTCATTTAAAGTCATTGAGGCTTCACTCCGATCAAACCCCAGCAATCACTATCGGGCATATCCGCAGCAAATGCAGGGCAATCAAACGCAAATACGGTTTGAGTATGATCGTGGTTGATTATCTGCAATTGATGCGCGGCTCTGGTGATAATCGAAATCAAGAAATCGGATCAATTTCGCGCGGTTTAAAGGGTATAGCGAAAGAGTTTGCTATGCCGGTTGTGTGTTTATCTCAGTTAAGTCGAAAGGTTGATGATAGAGCAGATAAGCGCCCGATCATGTCAGATCTGCGCGAATCGGGAGAGATTGAGCAAGATGCTGACGTGATTTTATTCATTTATCGAGACGAAGTTTACAACAAAGAAACCAACGATGATGGATTAGCAGAAATCATTTGCAGAAAAAATCGCAATGGGTCAATCGGTGAAATTGTTACGAAGTTTTCGGGTGAAACAACACGATTCAGTGATTTTAACGGTGAACGCAAGCCAAGCAATGCGCATAGCAATAAGCGCGGATTCGATGTTTAAAAACCTGTTTCCCACATGCCCAAGCGCGCAGTGCGGATTCGCCGGAGCGTAACCGGCACATATAGCTGATGCCATGCTACTGCGAGCAATGTACCAGCGCATCTTCGCCGACATATACCGATGATTTCAGGCACAAGTGCGAGGTGAATTACGTCAGTGCGCAATCGGGAGAATGGATACGAACCTACTTGGATGGTGTCCGGAAGAAGCGGGGAGATGCTGCTTGGTGCAAGTTGCGGTGCGATGTTGCGAATAGATGGCGCGGAGGAAAATGATATGAGGCGCTCGGGGAAATATACAGGATGAGTTGGTGATTCAATGGGGCAAGCGGCAGTAAAAATAAAGCGAGAGCGTGTTTATCTGCGTGTTATCAAAGGCGGACTTGTCCCCGCTGATAATTATGCAGAGAGTCAGCTTCGAATCAAGAAACTGAAGATCGGCGATGTGATCGGAGCGCAAATAACAAAGCTCAGGAATCCGAAGTTCAATAGGCTGGTGCATAAGCTCGGTATTCTGGTTACACAGAACATAGAGGCGTTTTCCGGTTTGGATGCTCACAAAGCAATAAAGCGATTGCAGATAGAGGGTCGCATTGCTTGCGATGAGATCGGCGTAATGGTGCCAGGTTTTGGGATGGTGATCCAATTCATTCCGCGCAGCCTGAGTTTCGATAGCATGGATGAAGCAGAATTCAACGACGCGGCAAAACAGATATGCAGGCTGATTGCTGATAGGTATTGGCCAAGTTTAGATCCAGAGCAGATTGAGCAAATGGCTGGGTGCATGGTCGATGAGTAGCGCTAATGAATAAGCCAGAAAAAACTCACGTCGATGCCGTGGCTCGGATCGGATGCGTAATTTGTCGCGAGTTTTATGCAACGCAAACCGATTGCGAGATACACCATATTGGCGAAGGCAGCGGACACAGAAGCGATTTTATGGTGGCTGGATTGTGCCAATCGCATCACAGAGAAAGCGCCGGGCTGCACGGCATGGGCGTGAAAGCTTTTTTGCGGTTATATAAATTACCTACGGAATACCACTTGCTGGATCTGGTGAATAAATTTCGTGCGCAGGATGGGGTTTGAAATGAATGAAATTCAATTTGTGGTGCCGGGTCAGCCGGTTGGAAAAGGCAGAGCGAGAGCGGCGCGCAGAGGTAATTTCATAACGATGTATACGCCGGAGAAAACCGCGAATTATGAATCATTAGTGGCACATGCTGCGCATGTCGCAATGGCTGGGAAATCGCTCATATCAGGAGCGGTCGCGGTCGATTTGGATATCCGGCTTCAGATCCCGGCCTCGTGGTCAAAAAAGCGCAAGGAAATGGCGGCGCAGGGATTGATTGCGGCCACAAAAAAGCCCGACTGCTCGAACATTCTTAAGGCAATCGAGGACGGAATGAATGGCATTATTTATAACGATGACGTGCAGATTGTTCAATCTTCTCAGCGCAAACGTTACGCCGAAACGCCGGGCGTTGTTGTGATTGTGCGAGAGTTGGGATTGTAGAGTTTATTAATAAAGGAGAGAGTTATGAGGTCAAGCAGTAGCGGTGTGGGGGTTATTGGTCTTCTCGGTGTTTCGTTCGTGGTACTTAAATTGTCCGGCATTATCGATTGGTCTTGGTGGCTGGTAACTATCCCGTTTTGGGGCGGCCTCGCTTTGGTATTAGCGATTATGATAATCGGTTTTCCAATTTATTGTTTTGTGACACGCAAAAAGAAGGGGTGATGGATAAATTGAGAGTGGGAATATGGATTCTAATATAAATGGACGACATTGATTATATAAACGAACGCACACAGGCCGACGAGGAAAACGCGATTTCCGAGGCGAGAAAACGCGCGGCATTGATTCCGATAGGAGTACCGGGCGAATGTGAATATTGTGGTTTCGAATTCGAGCGGCTGGTTGGTGGGGCGTGTGGTAGATGTCGGGATGAGTTTAAACTTAATTAAATCAATTACCAAATGGGTGACTATTGTTTAGATCAGCAGAATCGGCTTTGATGTGGGCGGCGCAAGTTAGGGAAACTTTGATTTTCAAAGCGCCATCGATCAGCAGGATGTGCGGAAAGCCTCCGCGACCAACGAACAATGATTTATTGATCGGGTTATCGCCGGAAGAGGTGCATCGTCAAGCCGATAATATCTACTCGATGGTTATCAATCCTAAAGATCCGGTCGGCCCGGTATCGGAAGCTTATTTGTTGTGCCGGTATTTCGGAGACGCTGAGTTTTCGCGTATTGTGTCGCGCGTGCACATTCAGCTATCGGATCGCTCAAAGGATTTGACTATATTGATTTTGGCGTATCTTGGTGTGCAAATAAATTGCAGAGATATTACCGCACGAATGATGAGGGATGCGCTGCATTGCGATGCAAATAGAGTGGCCGATTATCGTAATTTGGTTTACGGGATCATGGATAAAATACATGCGCAGGCCATCGATCAAATTGAATGCAGGATGAGGCATGCAGGGTTGGTTGAAGATGAATATTCTTCTGGGGTTGCGGCGCTGAGTAGATGATTATTGTTTTTCTGCCGCCCGGCAACGCGGATCGATTACTAGCTCCGCCTGTCCGGTTTTGAACAAAAAATACTCAAACAACGCCGGATGCATGCGCCGGTCGCCATCCTCCCAATGCTGCCAAGTGCGCAACCCGGCATGGACAATTTCGGCGGCTTGCTGCTGAGTGATACCGGCATTGATGCGCATGCCAATGATCTCATCCGGATGCGGATTGCTCGCCGGGCTTTTCGCCCGGCTGCGGTTTGGGTGGTTAGGCATCTTTTGTCGGTATGCTGCGCAAATGCTCTGGCACCAGATCCAACACTTCCTGAGGAGCCATTAAGTCTCCGCCCTCAGGATTAGATTGGCCATAACTAATCATCCATTCTGCTGCTTTTGCTGCCGCTTCGAACGGCTTTAATCCACACCGAGCGCCCTGGAATCCACCGCCGAACTTGCCTGATACAGTGGCAATGTAGCCTTCGCCTCGCTTGCTTATGATTACTGTTGATCTCATGTTGATCCCCAAAGATAAGGCCGCGCATGGCGGCCTATTGGTTGTTAGTTATCCAGCCATTGCGACGATGATCCTATCTTTATAGATGTGTGCAACGTATTCGCTGTCGTAGATACCTACTTGCACATCTTTGGTGATTGTTTGTTTTGGTGTTGCCATGATCTGTTACCCCTATCTTAGTCCCGAGACTTTAGCGGCCTGGAGCGCTCTTGATATGATCGGCTATCAAGTACCGTACTGCATGAAAATCATTATACGCCCATTGGGCGCAATGTCAATGTTTTTTTACAAATACTTTTATTGCACAAACTCAATAACAAGAGTATCCTATTATTTGTAGAGTGGATTTATTGTAAGCATAACAAATGAATCCCTAAGTAATTCAGCAAGTTAACATCAAAAGCCCAAGCCAAAAACTTGGGCTTTTTCTATTTCTGGGGGCTAAATGGATGTAAATTCAAACGGCGCTGTTGCGGGATTGCAGGTAGCGACAAATCCGCAGTCGCTTTTGATGGTGTCCGGGCGCAACGTTTCTGCTACCGATATTCATGTTCAATTGCATGATTCGGCATCGGTTCCGGCGAATGGAGCCACAGCAATCCTTTCAATAAAAGTTCTGGCGCAAGAAAATTTTAGCATTTCCTATCCGGTGACCGCATTGTCAGTGGGCCGAAAATTCTCAAATGGCGTATACATCTGCTCGTCGACAACCGATACAACAAAAACATTGAGCGCAACCAATGATATTGCGTTTGATGTGCAATTACATGGGGCTGTGAGATGACCGGGGGGATACAAACTAGCGGGGGACTGAGATCGCCGAAAATCCTCGGGGAGATAAGCGGCAGCAACCTATCGTATGTAGCTGCAGCGGCAACATTTACGTCTCTGAGTTATGCAAACAACGGCGGCAAGGTGCAGCTAAGCTCGGCGGGTGTGCACGGATTAACGACGTCTCCAGCCGTCGGCAACCGAGTGTATGTATCTTGGTCTGGCGGCACGGGCGTGTCTGGGTTTTATAATATTCTGACGGTAGACACAACGCTCGCTATTACAATCGATCTGACGTACGCAGTTGGCCTCGGTACGCCGACGGTAGCGCTGGCTGGGACGGGCGCGACGTTGACGGAGACACTAACAGTTTCTGCAAATGCGATGGGCGCGAATGGGCGAATCGAAATTGCGGCGATGGTCGAAGTAGTCGCATCGACTAACCAAAAACTAGTCCAGACACTGTTTGGCGGCCCTACATTTAATCTCGTTAATACGTCTGGCGCGACAATTAGCGCCTCAACGATGCGCCAGTTGATCGCAAATAATAATTCCGCGAGCGCACAAAAATGCAACGGCGTAAATAATTTTGGCAACACGGCCAACGTGTTCGTTACCGGCGCTACAGATACGAGCCAATCAGTAACGATTGCGTTCAGATTGACTCCGGCTGCCGCAAATGAGCCGATCCGCATAATACATCTAGGAGCAGTGCTCTATGCCAGTAATTAATTTTCCGCAATTGACCGATGCTGTCTACGAACAATTTCCACGCGCCGTGCCGGCAGCGGATCTTGCGCAAATAAATATCAATGCAGACGGATCGGTAACAGTCAAAACCGGCACGGATCGCGACGATCTTGAGCAACCGCAGGGGCAGGTTTAAAACATGCTGAGTGTATGAGTATGCCAGAAAAAGATCCGACTAATTGGACGTTGGCGACGTGGGCGCTTGGTTTTTTGATGGCAGTAAGCGGCGGTATAGTTAATTGGTATGCGCGAGTTAAACGTGGGCACACGAAAGCGTTCAATGTCATCGAATTGGCTGGAGAGGTGCTTACGAGCGGATTTGTCGGAATGATTGTTTTTATGGCGCTCAATGCGCTGGATCAGCCAATTGGGTTGTGCGCCGCAGCGGCTGGCGTCGGTGGACATATGGCAACCAGATTATTATTTGCAATTGAAAATGTTTTGGAGTCTAGGCTAAAAAGGATGGAGAAGAAATGAGAAAGATAATTTTGATGTTTGCGATGGTTTTTTTGCTTGCCGGATGTTGGGATGGTGTGAAGGAATTGAATGAGAAATACTGCGCAGAAACGAACGCGGCAAAACGTGAATTGCTGTTGAAAGCGATCCGTTTGAAATTCTCTGATTATCCTGACGGCGGCTTATGTACGATCGAAGACAAGATCAAGGTCGTGATCGGGCAAAGATGATGGGTAAATTTCAGTCGACGTTGCGTGTCGAGAAACTCGGGGAGCGCGAATGGCAGTTGCTCGAGCCGTTGATTTATAAATCGGACAATATCGGATTGATTGTTGTTGACGCCGGGTTTGTGACAAATTTTGCGTCAGTGCCTAGATTACCATTTATGTACCTGCTATTTGGTGGCGTCGGAGACGAAGCAGCGACGCTGCACGATTGGCTATATCGTGAAGAGCACACACAATCGACTGGCAGCGGTGTCAAGATCGACCGAAAAACAGCAGATAAGGTTCTGCGCGGCGTGATTATAGAGTGCCTGACGCAAGATGGCATCGGTTTGTTTCGCGCCAAAGCAACAGCCTGGGCGATGTGGGCAGGCGTGCGCCTTGGCGGGGCATCGCATTGGGAGTAAACGTGTCGACAAAACTGATTTTTATATGCATGTTGTCAGTGATATGTTTATCGAGCAGTGCTATTGCTCAGAATGACATTCGATATTGCGGCGATCCGCAACGAGCAGCGTCCGGGAAAATCAAGCGAAGCGCAGCGGTGTTGCGAGATTTTGAGAGCATGTATCCACTTCCCGCCGGATATAAGCGCAGCGAGTGGCAAATCGATCATGTAATACCGCTTGCCGTTGGCGGATGCGATGCGCTGCATAATTTGCAATGGTTACCGAAAGTGATCAAAACGTGTGCGGAAGATCATTGCAAGGATCGATTCGAGAGAATTATCTATAAATGATAAATTACACCGCGCTTAAATCCGCCCTGCCAGCAGCGGCATTCGATAATCTGGAGTCGTGCGCAACGCGATTTCAGATTAATACTCCGCTGCGGATGGCGCACTTTCTCGCTCAATGCGCGCACGAGTCAGGCGGGTTCCGGCGGACAACAGAGAATCTAAATTACTCCGTAGATGGGTTGCTAAAAACATTTAAAAAATACTTTAACGAGGATACGGCACAGAAGTATGCGCATCATCCTGTTGCGATTGCGTCACATGTTTACGCAAATCGCATGGGAAATGGCGACGAAGAATCGCAAGAAGGCTGGATTTATCGGGGGCGCGGGTATATACAGCTCACCGGAAAGGATAATTACACCGCGTTTGATTTGATCGCGCCGGAAAACATTGTGGCAAATCCTGATTTGGTGGCGACACAATATCCATTGTTGTCTGCGGCGTGGTTTTGGGATTCGCGCAAATTGAATCAGATTGCAGATCAGGGCGCAACCGAAAATGAGATCGCAGCAATAACAAAAAAAATAAATGGCGGCATGAATGGGATTGCTGAGCGAACAGAGTGGTTTTATAGGTTTTATGGGTTGCTGGCGACTCAATGAAAGAGACTGAGATTATTGATTGGGCGGCGGTGGAAGCAGACTATCGTCCAAATAAATTGTCTCTCAGAGAGATTGGTAAGAAGCACGGGTGCACCGAAGGGGCGATAAGAAAGAGAGCCAAGAAAGAAGGATGGGTCAGAGATTTATCAGAAAAGATTAAAAACAAGGCCGATGATCTGGTACGCAGAGAGGCGGTACGCAGCAGTACGCAGAATGAGAGCGATATTGTTAATGCGAACGCATTAAATAGCGCGACGATACAAATCAATGAGCGCGAGGACGTAACAAAAGCCAGAGCGATAGCCATGACTCTATTGAGCGAGCTTGAGAGCCAGGTAACGAGCACAGAGCTGTACGAAAATCTCGGCGAGTTATTGCAGTCACAGGACGAAAAAACGCCAGCTAAATTGAATGACCTTTATCAGAAAGTGATCTCGTTTCCGGGCCGGGTCGACGGCATGAAAAAACTCAGCGATGCTTTGAAAACCCTGATTGATTTAGAGCGCAAGGTTTATAAGATCGATGATGTGGATTCTGAGAAATCAAGCCAAAAAGTGTTTGTTGAAGTCAGTTTCGAATGAGCGACGATATAAAGAGAGTTTCTGCTAAATTCCCTAAGAAGCTCGATTTCTTGTTCCGTCCCAGCAGATACAAGGTTGCGTACGGTGGCAGGGGATCTGCTAAAAGTTGGTCATTCGCAAGGGCGTTATTGATTCAAGGCGCAGACAGGCCGCTTCGCATTTTATGCACACGAGAAGTGCAAAAGTCGATTAAAGATTCTGTCCATAAATTGTTGCAGGATCAAATTGAAGCGCTTGGTTTGGGCGGGAAATATCAGGTTCTGGATACTGAAATACGAGGGCATTTAGGTACTGAATTTATATTTGCCGGGCTTTCGAATCAGACCAGAGAGTCGATGAAATCCTATGAGGGTATCGATATTGTGTGGGCTGAAGAGGCGCACGCTATCAGCAAATCGTCGTGGGATATATTAATCCCGACTATTCGCAAAGATGGCTCGGAAATATGGATTAGTTTTAATCCGGAATTGGATACAGATGAAACGTATTTGAGATTTGTTGTTAATCCTCCGCCGAATTGTATTTCTGCTCTGGTTAATTATAGTCATAATCCGTGGTTCCCCGAAGTTCTGGAACAAGAGCGGCAGCATTGTAAATTAGTTAATCCGGACGATTACGAAACAATATGGGAGGGGAAATGTCGCGCTGCAGTTGTTGGGGCGATTTATGCCAAAGAGGTTGAGTTGGCGGCACGCGAGGGGCGTATCTGCAACGTTCCGTACAATCCTATGCTAAAAGTTCACGCGGTTTGGGATTTGGGCTGGAACGATTCAATGTTTATTATTTTGGCGCAGAAAATACGCTCGGAAATTGCAATCATTGAGGTGATTGAGGATAGCCATAAAACACTGGATTGGTATGTTGGGGAATTGCAGAACAGGCGATATAACTGGGGTTATGATTATCTGCCGCACGATGCCGAGCATGGGAACTATCAGACGGGTTTGAGTGCAAAGAAAATTATAGAAAACTTCGGCAGAAAAACAAAGATCGTACAAAATATTGGCGTCGAAGAGGGTATAAAAATCACCCGCATGGCATTCCGGCAAATGGTATTTGATCGCAACAAAGCCGCTCGATTGTTAGAGTGCGCGAAAAGGTACAAGCGCTTTATCAGTAAAAATGGCGAGCCTGGATCGCCGGTGCATGATGAATATTCGCATGGCGCGGATACACTTCGTTATTTGGCGTTGGTAGCGGATCAAATGACGAATGAAGATGAAAGTAAAGGCACTTATTTTAGAAATTTCAACACATTCAAACCGACAGTAATTGGATTTGGCGGCTAAGTGATTATTAATTGATACATAAACCTGGAATAAATTCAAGATAATGCAAATTTCCGAAGATCAAGTTGCTGATGATATGCGGTCTATTATTGAGGCCGTAAAGGATCTCAAGGAAAAGAAGCGCGAGCGTGATCAAGAGAGGTTTGATGCATTATGCAAACTCATATCAGGGAAGCGCGATGAGGCTGTTAGGGCAGTCAAGGCCTCTGGGATCGAGGCTATACGTCGGGAAGACGATGAATATTACGAGGGAATCGATGAATATAACAGAAAAAATATCCGATTAAACAAACCGGCGTCGCCAGATGGGCCATTAAGCTACGAAGCAGCTAAGAATAATGACACGCAATGTACTGCGTTTTTTAATATAACGCGGCAGTTCGTTGACGCTGCCTCTGCTCGTTGCGGCGATATCCTTCTGAGTGACTGGAATTGGGGGGTGAAGAAATCTCCGATATCCGATGATCCGGCGGGTCAGAATAAATCACTAGAGGCGGCAGCGAATGAAGCCATTGCTGCTAATAAAGTCAGGAAAGGAGAGCAAAGATTAAAAGATTGGCTGGTTGAGGCTGGATACAATAAAGAATACCGGAAAGCATTAGAATCGGCGGCCAGAATTGGCACGGGAATTCTGAAAGGCCCGTATCCTGTTGTGAAAACATCTAAAGCGATCATCAACGGTCAGGTAGTAACCGAACGGAAGATTGTCCCGGCAACTAAAGCGATCGATCCTAATAATTTTTTCCCGGATATGAATTGCGGAGATGATATTCAGAAGGGCGACTATGTATTTGAGCGTGATTACCTTACCTACAAACAGTTATCGGATCTTAGATTAACCGATGATTATATCAATGATGCTATTGATAAGGTTTTGAAAGAAGGCCCTGGGCGCAAGTATTCGGAACAAAAAAAAGAACATTCGGAGAGCGATTTATTTGAAATATGGTATTTCACCGGCAATATCGATGTTGCCGATCTGGATCTAATGGATGATCGGTATCAAAGAGATATTGAATTAAACCAAAACGAAGATGGTGTATTTGAGATATGCGGTTGTGATGAGACTGAGAGAGGTAAAGAATTTGTTTCTATGGTTGTTGCAATCGTCAATGACACAGTTATCAAAGGGCATTTAAACCCTCTTGAGGATGGATCATATCCGTATGATGTGCTGGTTTGGCAGCGTGTGGCAGGCTGTCCTTTTGGGATAGGTGTCAGCAGGCAAGGTAGAGTGCCCCAACAATTGTTATTATCCGCAGGACGCAATCTGGTCGACAACATGGGGCTTTCTGCAATGCCTATGCTCGCCATGAGTAGGACAGGTGTTTCCCCTGTAGACGGGCAATGGGAAATCAAGAAAGGGAAAGCGTGGTGGATAAATAGCGAAGAAATTAAATCTCTTCAAGAAGCGATTCAGACATTGCAAATACCGTCGTTGCAAGAAGAGCTAATGAATATCATGATATTCGCTGGAAAACTGTTCGAGGATGCCACTGGTGTTAATTCTCTATTGCAGGGTCAACAAGGCGCAGCACCGGATACTGTTGGCGGGATGGAGTTGCTGCACAAAAACGCATCCGCCCTTCTCAGGCGTATAGCCAGATTATGCGATGAAAGCACTGAATCACATATACGACGCTATTACGATTGGCTTTTGTTGTATGGAGAAGATGATGAGAAAGGCGATTTTGAAATCGAAGCAATCGGCTCTTCTATCCTGGTTGAAAGAGAGATTGACGCAATGCAGGCGCAGGTGTTATTGAATTATGCGGCCGATCCTGCTTACAAGCTTTCTAAATCTAAGATTATGTCCAAGATCGTCAAGTCATGGGGCTGGGAGCCTGACGAAGTATCTATGGACGAAAACGAACGGCAGCAACTTACCAAAGAACAATCTAACATCGATCCACGGCTGGCGGCAGAAAAGATTAAGTCCGATACTGCGTTGCAAATAGCGGATAAGCGCGCCCAAGTCGATGTTATGAGGCTAAAGAAAGATGTCGATAGAGACGCATTATTTGCACAGGGAGTTACTGAGCGCAATCAAATAACGTACCAGGCACACATTGAAGAATTGCGACTCAAACGAGAGTTGGCGATGTTTGAATATGCAAATCGTGAGAAAACGAATTTGGATAGCATCAAAGCGAAATTGGCAGATACCAGCATAAAAGTGAATGCTCAGAAACAATTGGCGGCACAAGACGATGCCGCTCCGGCAAAGCAAATGCTTACGCCACCGACTGAGCCGCCGCAGCATGCGCGTGATGGGATGGCATATCAAGAATGAGAATAGAAAAGCTTACAAACCCAAGCCCGCCTAGTGCGGGCTTTTTATTGCTTTGAATATGTCTGAAATAATTCAACCGCCGGAGGATTTCTCGCTAACTGACAGCGAGAGGAATTCGCAAGTATGGAAGAAGTTGAAGAGGTATTTGGAAGAAGCGAACGAATCGGATCGCAAAAAAAATGACTCAATGAGTCTTGGCAATAAACAAACGCGGAATTTAAGGGCAATGATTGCGGCAAGAAAGTCATTGCTCCAACTGGATCGATAACAACTGACCGAGAGGCCAAAGGGTAGAACCACCATGAGCAATATCGAAATAATGAATTATGAAGATGAAGTAGTTGATTCGGGAAAAGAGCTTGAGATTATCAATAGCGCTGCTGCGAAAGAAATGGCGAGGATCGCCGGTGCCGAATTACCGACGCTGGAACCAAAACCAAAACCAAAACCAGAAGATAATCCGGGACAAAAGGCGGAATCAAAAGCTGATGATAATCCTGAAAACGAGAAAGTAGAACAAAAAACATACTCGATCGAAGATCAGGTTAAACAGCTATTCGATGAGAATCAGAAACTCAGAAGAGCTTTAGATACGACCAATGGCCGTTACGGAAGTGAACTGCAGACTCTCAGATCGCGTCTTGAATCAATTAATACTAATCCTAATATCAATGCGATATTTGAGCAAATTAATATTGATAATCCCGCTTTTGAAGAGCTTAGGGAAGAATTCCCCCAGCTTGCTGAGTCGCTGGTCAACGGTTTTCGTAATGCGCTGATCGGCAAGGCTGTTAAACAGCAAGAGCAACAAGAGCAACAAGAGCAAAATCAAAAAACAGTTATTGAGAATGCACCATCACCGCAAGTAGAAAAACAGGAAATTATCAAACAAGACCCCTCTGTCAACAGACTGGCCTTGGAGAGACTTAATACCAATCATCCTGATTTTGGAGAAATTGGCGGCTACACAACAAAAGTTGTGGCTCCTGGCGTGGTGAATATTGCATGGAAGAATCAAGAATTTGGTAAATGGGTTGAGTCAATGCCAGATGAGATTAGGGAGGCGATTATTGTTGGGGGATCTACCGACAATCCAACAGCCGATCAAATATTCAAGATTAATGACATTCTGACAGAGTTTAAAAAAACCAATACCAAACAAGAAGAACCAGATTTAAAAGTCAAAGAGTCACGTCCCAAACCTGATTTAAGTCGCTCATTGCTTCCAGATGGTCGTCAGCAAGGAAAAACAATTTCCCTTACTGCGGAAGAAATCATCGAAGATGCAAAAAAAAGGACATTGAAGCAGGTTATGGAAGGGACTGGGTAAAATCGCATATATTGTTAATTAACAAGCCGCTTTCGAGCGGCTTTTTTATTTTAGGAGGCACAAATGCCTATTCAAAGTTACGGATTAAGTCCAGAGCGTATCGGTACGTCGCTTGGCCGCATTGAGGGACATGCACAGCCAATGATCGTTTTGGGCGTCTTGGGTCAGAAAGATAATCGCAAAAAAAATACTGGTCAAAAAACCAAGTATCGCCGTTGGTTGCCTAAGGGCGCTACTGCTGCGAATCCAAATCAGTTCTTCCAAAATGGCACCGGAGATCGTACCGCAGCCTATGTGGCACAACACCAAATTAGTGACGGTATTACCCCAATGGCGGAAACGATCGTTCCCCAAGATATTGAGGTGGATCAAAAAGAGTTTGGCATGGTGTACGGCTTCACGAACCGCACTCAGGATATGAGCGAAGATCCAATCCCCTCTGTAATGGAGGAAATGCTGGGTGAGCGTATCGGTCTTGTGCGGGAAATGGTTCTGTACGGTGTACTGAAAGGGTGCACGAATAAGTTTTACGGTGGAACCGGCACTTCTCGCGCAACTGTCAATGGCCGTCTGACGCTATCAATGCTGCGTAAAGTTGAGCGCAGCCTGAAGATTAATCATGCACAACCGGCGCGCAAACTGCTTCAGCCGGTCAAGGCATCCGGCAATTACAACACATCCCCAACGGATGCATGTTTCCCGGTATTCATTAGCTCTGACTTGGCGAGCGATGTTCGTGATTTGCCAAAATTCATCGAGAAAGAAAAGTACGGTGACAGCATGAAGGCCGTGGCCGGTGAAATCGGAGCTTGTGAAGAGTTTCGTTTTATTGTTTCACCGGAATTGGTTGCTGTTCAAGATTCCGGTGCTGCGATAGCTGGCACTGTTCCCGCGCTGTATTCGACATCTGGAACTTATGCTGATGTATACCAAGTCATTGTTGGTTCTGCCGATGCCTGGGGGCATTTAGGTTTGAATCTTACGGCTGATGACATTGCCTTGGTGCCGACGAGTCAGAAAGACAAAACAGATCCATTGGGGCAACGTGGCTATGTTGGCGCTAGATTCTATTACAACGCCGTTCGCCTGAATGAAGGGCAGATGGCTGTATTGGAAGTGGCTGCCAACGCCCTGACTGACTAACTGATATGACGGCTGTAATGGCCGTTGTGTCTTAAGAGGACAAAATCATGATGCAGAAATTAACACAGCAATTATCCGGGTTTTCAGACAATATGGCTGCGTATGCTTTACAGATACTACTTGAGCCGATATTTAACCGTTTTAAATCGTGCGCATTATCTACTGCCGGGTTGGTGATTAAAGCTGGCGGTTCGGCGTTGGTAAAGACCGGCGCGGCGGTTACGCATTATGTGGCAAATGGTATTAAAGGCCGTATCGCCTCTAGTACGGATATGCCAGCGCTTGTCGGGACGGTCACAAACGCAAAGTTTAATGTGTTTGTGTTTACGGTGGATCGCCAAGGTACAGCCCGTGTTCAGATGGGCGTCGAGGGAGCGACCGAGGCGCAAATCAAATGGCCGGAATTAGATCAGACCCGCGCCATTTTGGGATTTATTGTCGTCAATCCGACCGGCACCGGCAACTTTATTGGCGGCACAACCGCTTTGGACGACGCTACAGTTGTGCCTAATGTCGCTTATATCAGTCCAATTGGCATGTTCGATCCAACAACACGTATCAATTAAAGGAGTAAACAAAAATGCTAGAAAGAACTTTTTGTACAAAGGTAGCCGGTTTAGCCGCCGGAACTACCACAACATTCACTACCGCCAATGCAATCGATTATTGTATTGATGGCGAAGGATACACGCTGGCAGCGCAAACCAACGCCGCAACACCTACTACGGATGTGAATACCGGCGCTGCTTTTGTTGGGGTGGCCGCCAACAAGGGATCTATTTTCGTTTTTGGTGCCAATGCGGCAGGATCGGTTAAGGTCGCTCAAGGCACTATCGAAGATTTGGACTCGGGCGGGAATTTCGTTAGAGCGCCAGAATATCCGCCTTTACCGGCAGACTTTTGCCCGTTCGGCGAACTGATCGTGCAAGTTGGGTCAAGCGGTTCTACGTGGACGTTCGGGTCTAGTAATCAATCCGGCGCAACAGGTGTCACTTACACTCGCAATAACCTGATGATGCTGAAATCACGTCCACATTTGTCTTAATGACGAACGTTGTTAAATAGCACAAAACCAGGAGGGGGGCTTTTAGCCCCCTTTTTTCATTTGGAGAACCTTATGAATAGACCAAAGATAACAACTCAAGATGTAGCGCCGACAATTAACCACGACATTGATTTATCTTCGAATATCGCAACAGATGACATTGAGCGCCCCGATCTGGCAATTGCTACCGAAACGAGCATGACCGATCCAGTTACGCGGAAATATGTAAGAGACCTTGCGTTCATGGAAGAAATCGTGGAATTTGTTGTCGCTAAGACACATGACAAGAATGAGCCAAACCCTATTATTGCTGGCGTGAACGGCATACCCAAGGTCATTGAACGAGGCGTTAGATATAAACTGCCAAGAAAATTCTTGAACGCATTAATCAATACAGTGACCGATACTAATACGCACGAGTATTTGGATCAGGATGGATTGAAACAAACTCGCATCGAAACCATTACATCGCCATCGTTGCAGATCCAGTTGATAAGCGATCCATCCGGTCAATCTGGGATGCAGTGGTTCGCTCAAGCGCAACATGGCGCTTATTAATGAATCGGCTGGAATTAGCGCAACAATTGCGCAGAGACTGCGGTATTTCTGGCAATGAAACCACGACCATCAATGCAAGCGGCGAATGGGGCGATGTTGTTAATTGGGTTGATCGAGCATGGCGTGACATCCAATTGCGCCACCCCGATTGGCTATGGATGCGCCGATCTTTTTCATTTGCAACGGTAGCACAACAGTCCGAATATGCACCAGGATCTGCGCCACTAAGTTTGGCCGATTTCGCAAGCTGGGTTCCTAATTCATTCCGAATTTATAAAGACAGTATTGCAAATGAAACGCGACTGAATCATTGGTTCAGTTATGAGAACTTTAGAAATCGTTACCTAATTGGCTCATTGAGAACAAGTTATAGTCAACCAACAGAGATAGTGATTTCTCCAAACAGATCTTTAATCCTCGCACTTCCACCAAACGACGCAAGCTACACAGTATCCGGAGATTATCAAAAAATACCTACTGTAATGACGCTAGATACAGATACTCCAGACATGCCGGAGCGTTTCCATATGGCGATCATATATCGGGCAATGTTTTTTGCTGGGGTAAAAGAAAGCGCCGGTGAATTGATTGAAGCAGGAAACCTTGAATATAGAAGGCTGCTTGATCGGCTGGAATTAGATCAGTTACCGCCTATCACGACTAACCGGAGTTTCCTGTGAGATTCCGCCCGCTGCAATCAGATCCGTTTCCGCTGATAGGTGGACTTGATCTTGTCACGATCCCGGCAATGGTTAAGCCTGGACGTGCGTTATCAGCGGTAAATTTTGAGCCTGATAACAACGGAGGCTATACCAAGATGCGCGGCATGGAAAGATTCGACGGCAGGCCAAGGCCATCGGACGCCGATTATTATGTCGTTGAGTGCGCCATTACCGGAACCGTTGCTGTTGGCAATACAATCACAGGGGTTACGAGCACCGCAACTGCAAAGGTGATTGCGGTAGTAAGTTCCTCTCAAATCATCGTAACCAAGGTCGTTGGAACATTTGTTAGTGAGACATTCAATGTCGGAGGATCGCCGCAAGGGACATTAACGAGCGTTTCTGTCAATTCCGAGCCAACGGTTTTGCTGCACGCGACATACAAAAATCTGGCCGCAGACGAATACCGGGCGGACATATCTTTGCCTCCTGGCTCCGGAAGGATTCGCGGGGTTAAATATTTCCTCGGTGAAAAATATGCTTGGAGAGATAACGCCGGTGGAACTGCTTGCGTTATGTACAAAGCGACAACCAGCGGATGGACTGCTATTGTATTCGGTAAAGAATTGCAATTTGACGGGGCTGTAGGGGAAATTCTTGAAGGGCAAACCGTAACCGGACTGACATCCGGCGCGACCGGCGTTGTCAAAAGAGCGCTACTGAGAACCGGAACTTGGACGGTATCCGGTGTCGGTACTCTGGTATTCGATTCAATTACCGGAACGTTCCAGGACAACGAAGCCATACAGGTTGGCGGCGTCACAAAGGTTACGGCTAACGGCACGCAAACAAACATATCGTTGTTGCCTGGCGGTAAATTTGAATTCGACATTATTAATTTCTTCGGAACGGCTGGAACTGAGCGGCTTTATTGCGCGGACGGGGTAAATCTGCTCGGGGAGTTTGACGGAACACGATGGGTTCCGATACGCACCGGGTCAACACCAGATGCGCCGAAGTTTGTTAAAGAACATAGAAAACACCTTGTAGTCGCCATAGCCGGGTCTATCCTAACCTCCGGCACCGGCGCGCCCTATTCATGGACTGTACTAACAGGGGCGTCTGAACTGGCAACAGGTCAAACAATCGCCGGTCTTTCGCCAGAAGTCGGCGACGGCATATCCGGTGCTTTGTTGGTGCTAACCGACGAGAAAGTTTTTATTTTATACGGTACATCCACATCCGATTTTTCTCTGGTTCTGCACTCGCCAAATAGCGGCGGCAAGGCATACACAGTACAGAATCTAGGGTATTCGCACTTTCTCAGTAATCGCGGTGTTACCCAGCTAATGGCTTCGCAAGCATTTGGAAATTTTCAGTTAAGCGTACTCACAAACGATATTCAACCGCTGATTGACGAAAAACGCGGTAAAGAAATAGCAAGCTGCGTGGTTAGAAATACCAATCAATATTGGATATTTTTCAACGATGGCACCGGCGTCATTATGCAGGTGCGTCAAAGCAGCAATGCAAATGCGCCAACGATAGGCGCATCGATGATGTTCGATTACGGTGAAGATTATGTCATGAACGTTGTCGACTCATTTGTTGATGAAAACGGCGTAGATCGTGTTTTGGCAGGCGCGAACAATGGATATGTTTATGAGCTAAATTGCGGCGCATCGATCGATGGAGCGTCGATGAGATTCCATATCATGTTGCATTTCAATCATTCCAAAGCGCTCAGGCTGCGCAAGCATTACGTCAGAACCATATTGCAAGTTGAATCGCAAGGCTATGCAGAATTTAAGGTTGGGTATGACCTTGGATTTGGTAAGCGTGGAATCTCTCAAAGCGATCTAGTTAGCAAAACATTATCCGGCGCGGGCGGATTTTGGGATTCGCATTCGTTTGTGTGGGATTCATTCGTTTGGGATACGCCTTTCGTCGATGAAATTAATGTGCATACCCCAGGCAACGGGGACAGCATCGCAATCCTGGTTTCAGGCGATAGCGAAATAACAGAGCCGTTCACCCTGCAAATGTGCATCCCGTACTTCAAGATCAATAGAACGGAGAGGTAATAATGACAGATTACACGCCGACAGGTAAGCCACCAGAAGATACCAGGGGCATAGCGAAGCAAATGCGCGACGAATTTGCGTTAATTCAAGCCGCGATCAATTCAAAAGGGAATAGTAATCTTCTGGTGTTTGGTGGCACAGAAGCGCAAGGTGCTACGGTTAATGATTATGTTTTAACAGTTACACCAGCCATTACATCGTATACACCGGCATCTTTGATTCTTTGGCAAGCGAATCACACAAGCACCGGCGCAGCAACATTTAAAATAGGTTCCTTGGCTACTCTTTCTTTAAAGAGCGTTGCCGGGGGCGCGTTGGCCGCAAACGATATTATATCCGGGCAATGGTATTTGTCGTTATACACAGGATCGGAGTTTAGGCTGGCGGCAGTAACGAAAAATTATATCGACCAATTGGCTTTTTTGACCGCTCTTCCGGCGCAAATAGTTGACGGCATAACAAGGGCCTTACGCTCGCTGAATGGATCTGCGTTTTGGGTAATTCCGTCTGGAGACGGCGCAGAAACCCGCACAACATCCACCACGCTGACTGCTGCCAGTGCAGCAGTGCAGATACTCAACATGTCCGGTTTCGGCAAGGCGCTTACCTTACCTGATGCAAGAACACTCACAAAAGGTGCAACTCGCTTCGTAGCTAATAATCTGCGCGGCAAGTACCCCGGCGGAATCATTGACGGTAGCGGGCGCGTGCTCGGGCAGGTGAATGACGGCGAGTTGGCCGAATTCCATCTCGACGACAATTCAACCGCCGCCGGGGTTTGGTCGTATACCGGCAACCTAGATCCGTGGTTTATCGACTCCGATACGGGTTTTTCGATTTCGTCGGCTGGGACTGTCTCGACGACAAATATCGACGCTACGCGCGGATTGCTGTTTTACACAAAGCCAACAACAGGCTACCCTGCTGTCCGCCTAATCAAAGACAATGGCAACGGCGTTGCGCCGACGGTCAGCAACGAGTTAATCCTGAAATCCGCAGCTACAACGGTAGATAGCGACAACGTTGTACTGGTCGGCACGAGCAATCGGCTGCTTGTACGATTAAACGATAGCTCAGTGGTTTGTGTCGATATATCCAATCCAGCGAGCATTACCGGCGGTACGGATGCGGCGCTGACGTTTACCGGCGGCACGCTCTATGGCATTCGGGCACTGGATAATCAGTATCTTGCTGCGGTTGTAGCCGATTCCACAGCGACACTGTCTCGCGCAAAATGTATCGATTGCGGCGCTTCCGGCACTGCCGTTACCGTGGGTGCGGAGGCCAATACAGCAAGCTACGCATTTGCCCCAACTTTTTATTACACTGAAAAAGCCAATTCGACGACGCTCGGGGTTTTCGGTCAGTTTAGCAATGGTGCGTCTAAAAAGGCGATTTTGCATTCGTTAACGCGCACATCCGGCACAACGTTATCCTGGTCAGCAAATGCAGGCGATCCGACCGGATATCGGACAGATAACACAACGCAACTCACCGCGACCTTTTCCCTGGCGGCTGACAAAATTATGCTGCCGTTTTATGCAAACACAGACGCCGGGCGCTATGTGGTTGTGACATTTGCGGCATCCGCTACGCCGACGTTTGGCACTGTTGCAAATAGCGGCGTGACCGCATCGGGGCGTACGTTTTCAGTTGCCGGATCGCCAGATCGAACAAAATATATTGGCTATGCAAATGGTGACGCCTCTGCGACTAGCATCGAGATTGCAACCATCTCAGGCACAACGGTCACCGTCGGCACAGCGGCGCCGGTTACGGCTGGCGGCATTAATGTTACTGCCAATATGCAGGCGGCTATAGATAACAACGGGCGAGGTTTTGTGACGTGGAAGTCCTCAATATGGGGTTCCGGCGGCAACGACAAAATCAGGCTGTTCACAACATCCGGCACGACGCCGACATTCGGCACAGAGCCGACCGGAGCGCCGGCCGGACAATTAAATGGACTCAGTACAAGTTTCTCTGTCCAGGATTATCAGATCTACTGCGGATCTGGTGTTTTTTATAAAAATGCGTATATCAACGGCGTTACAGCGCTGCACCAGTTGTTTACGGTCAAAGCCGATGCAACAGAAAATTTGCTTGCGGAGGCCCCGTCATTCTCGAGCAGTTTGGCATTCCGAGAGATTGCAGGCGGTGTCGCCGGAGTGTATGTGGCAACCGCAACCAATAACGCAGCATTCCCACCCAAACAAGATTTCGCGGTATTTTCTGGCGGCGGCTACAAGATGGGCACGAGCAAATACTGGGGCGTTGGGTTGAGCTTCTTGAACAATTTAGCCAGCCCAAACAGCCGACCGTTGCGGCTGAGCTTTCAGCATCCGGACACAAAGGGCATCCGGAACGCAACTATCCGTACGTATCGATTTGCAGAGGTATAGAAATGGACATTTTGATTACGCAAACAGGCGAGGTTGCAGCAATAGATATTGAGATAAGCGCGCATCCGGCAGGGGGCTATATGCTGAGCGACGGTACATTTTACCCGCCCGGCCTGACGCTGATAAAAAACGCATCGCCGCCGAGTAACGGGAATGCGGTGCGATTGCAGTATATCGATGGTGTTTTTAGCGAGCTCCCATCATTACCTTCGCCGCCACTGCCCGTGCCGCAATCGGTTGATCCACTGCGAGCAATCTACCTATTGGATCAGATGGGACTGAGCGCGGCTTACGCCGCTTGGAGAGATGCGCCGGGGCGAACGGTGCTTGAGCAGGAAACATTGCTCCGCGCGAAAGTGTGGGAACGCGACAACCCGGTTTTGATTGCCGCAGCGACTGCCATGGGCATTACACCAGAACAACTCGATCAAATGTTTATTGCAGCACAATAGGAGGAAATAATGGCGCTACTTAATTCGACTTACAAGTCTCCGCAAGCAAACATATTGTTTGGCGCTGGCAATTCATCGATCACAGATAAGCAGATAAAAGATTTTATTAGCACTCCAGGAAGATCCAACGATGAAATAAAGGGCGCTGCATTGGATAATAATATTAACGTCGATCAAATATCAAGAGCTATGGCTGGACACCAGGCATACTCTCCAGAAAGACTTGAGGGTTATTTAAAAGGCCAAGGAATTACAAAAGAGCCGCTTTTATTGCAACAAGAGGCCCCTCCACAAGCTATTGCATATCAACCGGCCGCCGCTCCGGCTCAGGTAAATCCAACTCCTATAACCATTGACCCAACAAAGGATACGGTTGCCGGGCAAATGGGTGGACTAATAAGTGATAGCAATAATCCGTTAAATGTCCAGGCGCAAACTTTCGGCAATCAGCAAGCAAACCGCCGTGGATTATTAAATTCAAGCATTGCGACTTCTGCGGCTCAAGATGCGATGTATAAGAACTTGATGCCAATTGCGACGCAGGACGCAGGGACTTATTACGACTCAAAAAGAACCAATTCTGCTCAGGGTTTGCAAGCAGGAATGTTTAACGCCGATCTTGGCTCAAGGGTTGGTATGTTTAACGCCGATCAAGGTTTGCGCGCCGGGATGTTTAATAACGAAATGGCGCGCGATTATGCGAACATCAATAAGGATTATTTCACGTCAACGCTCGATGCGAATACCCGGATGAATGTGGCAAACATGCAGGTTCGATCTGCTGAGACCGGGATCATGGGGGATTTGTCTAAGACCTACATGGAGCTTTATGCCAGGATAGCGGCAGATCCAAATATGTCACCCGATGCCAAAAAGGAGGCCGTGGCAAATGTGCAATCCGCTTATACATCAACCATTGGCCTGATGGACACGCTTGCAAGCGCCGCGAAAAAAATAGGGGCCACATTTGGCGGGGACAACTTAGGATCTGCGGCTTCACCGGGTGGTGATTCAACATCGGGTGGCATTGCAAATGCCGGGGGAAATCAACAAGCAAGCGATCCGTTAGATCCAAAAGGAATGGCTGGAGGCGGCGCAATACCATCCGGGGCAACCTCAACAACCCGAAACGATGGAGCGCGAGCGTATATGCCAGGAAATTCTCCGGCAGCAACCGGCGCCGTATTCCCGAAATCCGATGGAAAGGGATATATCGTAAAAGCGAAGCAGGGATTAAGGCCGTTCAATATTGACACATCAACAATTGCATTAGATGTTAACGATTTGGCCAACATATCCGTTCTGGAACAAAATATCGGCGGAAAAATAGATCCACAGGATGTCGTTCCAAGTTCGCTGATAGAAAGCATACAAACATCTTACATACAACTAGGGGATTCGTATGCGCCGATACCGGTGCCAGGATCAAAGCGAGGCGACAATATTTTATTGAATATCTGGAAGGCCGCGCTGCCTAAATATCAGAAATGAAGTACGAGATAACGCACGATGAGGCGTTCATTCATCGCTGCCTGACCGATCCTGTGTTATGGCGATTGGGGAAAGATGATGCACTGGCCGGGGTTAATCCCCGGCTTTTTTTTGCGCCGGTGGACGGCAGCGTGCTTTATGTTAAGGCCGGTGAGTATGGGCTGTTAATTGGCAGACCAGTGAATTGCATAAGTCTTGATGTGCATATTGCTCTATTGCAGGAAGCAAAAGGGAAGGCGGTAGATATATGCAAGGGAGCGATAAATTGGGTGTTTGAAAATTCTCAAAAGCCGCTTCGGATTACCGCGTCGATTCCAGAATACAACAAGCTTGCAATTCGGCTCGCCCAAAAAGTCGGCATGGAATTTATCGGGGTCAATCGCAAATCGTTTCTAAGAGAAGGTGTTTTGTACGATCAACATTTGTTTGGGATAAGCGAGGAGGATGTATGCCGCAAGCAATAGGGGCAATAGGCGGGGCTATTATGTCGGCAGGAACCGCAATCGGTTCTGCTGTTGGTGGATTAACATTATCCGGATTAGCTACGGGAGCATCCGTGCTTGGCGCTGGCTTGACCGCTGTTGGGGCAATTACCGGCAGCAAAACATTGCAGAAAGTTGGCATGGGTTTTGGTATCGCCGGTGGAGCCGGACTGCTTGCTAATGGTTTACGCGGAGCTTCTGCTGTTACGGGGAGCATATCAAAATCAGGATCGTTGCTTCAGTCAAATAGCATTGATGATATTTTGTCTGCGCCATTGAAGGGGTCTAAGCTTTCAGGTGCGGCTAAGGATAGTTTTTCTAAAGTTGATTTTATGAACAACGGCGCTGCGCTTACTGCTGCCGATTCGTTCAAGAGCAACACAAACAAGATCGGCTCAAATTTTAGTTTCGATCCTGATATTGAAAAATCATTCTTTGAAAGAGCGAATGACACGCTGACGAAATATAACCCAATGCTGAATATTGCCGGTGGCATGGGGCAGGCGTATTTAATGAACGAACAATTCAATCTTCAAAAAGACCTTTGGGATAAGCGACTCAACTTTGACCAACAGCAAGTTGACTTGCAAAAACAGGCGGCGCAACCGATCGGTCTTACATTCACCCCGCCACAATTCACGCGCAAGCCGCTACTGCTTCAGCAATAACCTATCGCAATAAAATTAGAAAGAACCAGCCCGCCTAGTGCGGGTTTTTTTGTTTCCATCGAACCCGCCTAGTGCGGGTTTTTGTTTTTCTGAGGATCAAAAATATGCAACCCATTCAATCGATTCCTTCGCAACAACCCGCACAGTCGCAGCAAATGCCCGATGACATGAATCCGAACGCCATCGAAAACGAACAATCGGGGGGCGGATTCACCATTGACGCCGATTTGATCGAAGAACACGTCAAGCAGCAAATGGACAAAAACGATCAGAATAAACTTGATCGATTGCTTGAAGAAGGCAATGAATTATTGTTCGGCAAAGAGACGCATTACAAGATGCTGGAAGGCATTGAGAACAGCCAAAACATTAGCAAGGATCTAGGCGAAGGCGCTTACAGCATGATGATGCTTCTAATCAAGCAAGGCGCTAATATCCCCGGAGAGATAATCCCGCCAGCGGGAGCGATTCTCATCGCGCGAGTTGCGGATTTCTTAAATCAGTCCGGACTAAATAAAGTCAGTGACGAAGATTTTTCAAATGCTGTTGAGACATTCGGCCACTTGATTATGCAGCATGATCCGCAGTTCATGGAGCGAATGAAGCAAAACACCGGCGGGCAAGATGCGGCAGCTATGCAACAGGATCAGCAAGCGCCGCCTATGCCGCAGCAAGGCGGAGGCGGGTTGTTAAATATGACAGGAAGATCGTAATACAAAAAATAGGAGAACGATATGGGGATGTTCAGAAAAAAACCAGTAGTGATTGAGGCGCGGCAATATTTGAATAATGCAGATAGTTTGGATCTTCTGAATTGGATAAACGAAGGGCAAGCAGCGAATGGCAAGGAATTTGCAAGATGGGAAAATAACTTATTAGAAATCCCTACACTAGAAGGATTGCACACTGCGAATATTGGAGATTGGATAATCAGAGGTGTTGCAGGAGAACATTACCCGTGCAAACCGGATATTTTTGCGGCAACGTATGAGGAAGTATGACTAAGTGACGGAGGAACAAAAAATGTTTGGAATACTTGAAGATTTGACCAAAGCAGCACTTGGAGTTGTTGTTGAAACGCCTGTTGCAATCGCGGCAGACACACTCACTTTGGGCGGAAGCATCACTGACAAAGACGAACCATACACAGCCACCGCACTTAAGAATGTGATGAAAAACATTGAGAATGTCACCAAGCCGGAATGAGGGGGATAAATCATGGGATTACTCGGAATGCTTGTTGCAGGCGGTGCTATGGGCGCTCGCGATGCATCTAATCAAAACGTGCAGGCTCAAAATCAGCTTGAGATAGAAAATGCGAGGGAGTCGATCCGCCAGCAATTCTATGATCGCAGATACCAGCAGCGTCGCGCTGACAATATGGATGCAATGAAATCCAAGGCTTTATTAGATCAGTCTATGTACGAGCGGAAACGCGCAGATCAAATGACTGACACTGAGTTAAAGCATCAACTGGAGATGGCAAAGATCGGCGCAAATCTGAAGGGCAAGATGGCCATTGAGGACAGGCGCGACAAGCGAGCGTTGCTGAAAAATAACAGCGGATCTGCCGAGGATGGCGGATTTAATCCAAGAAGCATGGAAGGAAAGAGGGCGGCAGACCTCGTTGAATCTGGCAGGGCAACGGATTTGAACGATGCTTACGATCAAATGCAAGAAGCCGGTCTATTTTCGAATTTGGCGCGCAATCAATTCTTGGGTAGCCCAAAGGCACTATTCGATTTTATCGATGATTACAAGCGGCAAAAGGCATCAAGGGGCGGAGGTATTCAGCAAAATCCATCCGCTCAAAATATTCTAAAATACAATCCCCAAACAGGCGGGTTCTAATGGCGCAAAGAGTCGAAGCGTTCGGCAAAATACTGGAATTCCCGGATGATATGCCACACGATGCAATGGCTAAGGCTATTCGCGACAACGAGCATTTGCTGAATCCGGATTACAAACCACCGGAACCAGAAGCATTAGACTATGCAAAAGTGTTCGCCGCAGGTGCGAATAGACTTGTTTCTGGCGCCGGTTATCTTATGGAAAAAGCTGGGGCGAAGTCGACGGGCAAAGCTGTTCGTGCGTTCGGTGATCGTGGCGCTGATTATTGGAATAAAACGATGTCTCCGGGCGGCAAAGCTGCGTCAGAGTCTCAGGTATTTGTTGATGATGAAGACTCGATGCTTGGTGTGAGATTAAGCGATGAATGGGGTAAAGCGTTAATGATGGGCGCGGCCCAATCAGCCCCGACCATGTTTGCTGCCGCTATCCCCGGCGCACTGGCGGCAAAGGGTATTCAGGCGCTGGCAAGATTAGGTTTGGCCGGAGGATCTGGAGCCACTATCCCATTGTTGGCTGGTACTGCCGCCCCTGTCGGGGTTACTTCAAACATAATTGCAAGAGCGCCAGCGGCGATTGGCTTTGGTGCCGCCGAAGGATTGACTGCTGGCAGCATGAATGCAGCCGCATTAAAAACTTCTATGGAAGAAATGCCGGAAAGCGAAAGAGAGAAGTCTCCGGTTTACAATGCTCTCGCATCTATTCATGGCAAAGATAAAGCATGGGAACTTATAACAGATCAAGCAACCTCGGATCTTTTTGGTAAAACCGCAGTATCAACCGGTACTATTGGCGCATTAACCGGCGGTGGCGCATTAGGACAGGCTTATCAAAAAGCAGCGGGTGCCACCAAGGGCGGCATATTAAAACAATCCGGTAAAGGCGTGGTATCGGAATTTATACAAGAAACGCCACAATCTGGCGCTGAAAAGTATATTGAGAACATAGTAAAAAAAGAATACTTAGATCCTTCCATAGATCCAATGGATGGCGTTGTGTCCGGCGCATTAAGCGGCGGTGCTATTGGCGCTTTTTCAGGTGGAATTGTGGGGGGCGCTGGTGCAATTAATGTTACCAAATCCAGAGAAGAGAGAATATTAGAAGAAAAGCGGAAATTAGCAAAACAAAAAGCAGACGCAGCAAACAAACAAAAAACACAAAAAGACGTCGGCGACATCATGGGCGCTGGTTCTGTCGATGAGGCAATAAATGCCGCAAGCAATTCTGCATCGCAAAATCCAATCCATCAAGACGATGTGTTGCGAACGGAAGACCCCACTCTTGCCGATATTGAGCGCCTGACCGGACTAAAACCGACAGAAGCGATTGACCAAGCAATTAATGAAGCTCGCAACAATGTCGCCGAGAGCGTCCCCGGCTCTAATTCTGCGCCAAATTACGATATTTCACGCAAATTAAATCCAAGAGATACTGATATTGTTCTGCCGGACGGAACCACACTAAAAGCACAATGGGATGTTGTCGACGCAGATTCCATATCGGCATCGATCAAGGAGGGCGTCAATCAGCCACGCGACCGTACAAGAGCCGCTTCGGATATTCAGATCCAAGGCATTGCAAACAATCCGGATTATCGGAGGCTATCCGATAGCCCGGTGATGGATGTCGGCGCTCCCGTTCTAAGTAACGACGGATTAATTGTTGGCGGCAATGGAAGGTTTGAAGGCATAGCGCAGGCGCATAGTCAGGGTACGGTAAACGACTATTTACGCACTTTAAAAGAGGATGTAATAAATAAAGGCATCGATCCATCGATTGTCGACACAATGAAGAAGCCTGTTTTGGTGCGCAGAATAACGCAGCCGTTCGATACAAGGGCATTGGCTATTGCATCGAATTCAGGAACAAGCTTGCAATATTCCGGGCTGGAATTAGCGAAAATAGATTCCGAGCGCATGAAGGGAATCGAGGATCTTGATATAACGGACACCGGGGACATTGCGTTAACCGGGGAGAATTTTCAGAAACTCAGACAATCGTTAAGCGACTACAATCCATCGGAACTTGCTGCGCTCACGGATAACAGCGGAATGCTGTCGCAAGATGGCGTGCGGCGCATTAGAAACGCTATGCTGGCAAAGGCGTATGGCAAAAGTGAAACGCTCGGCAGGCTGGTTGAATCAACCGATTCCGATATGCGGAATGTGCTCGGGGCGCTGACAAAATCATCCGGCTCCGTTGCAAAAGCGCGCGCACATATCAATGCCGGTGGCGCACCGAAACAAATCGATGTCACAGATAACCTGCTGCAAGCTGTTGAGACATTCGGAAAGATTCGCGCAGTAAACCAGCCACTTGATAATTACCTGGCGCAGCAGAACATATTCAACGATGGAATAGACGCAGACAGCAAAGAGATTCTACAATTTCTGCACAACAACGTTCGCAGTCAGAAAAGATTGACCGAATTTATCAAGAGCGTTTATGATCAAATCTCAACGATCGATCAAAAGACCGATAACCTATTCGGCGATAATGCACCACCAACCAAGCGGGAATTGATAGAAAATGCAAAACAAAGAGCAGCCGGGAACACAGCAGAAAGAGCCGATAACGAATCTGGTCGACCAAATGAACCAAAATCCGGTACTCAAAAGGATTATGCTGGAAGCGGCCAGAAAAGCGAACCAGATACCGGAGGAGCAAATTTCTCCAGATCCCCTGAAGAAAGACTGAAAGACCGTGAACGATCAAGACAACTCGAAAAAGCGCTCAATAGAACATACAAATTCACCATCACGCCAAGAGATGTGCGGCTGGGCGCTACTGCAAATGGCCGAGGAGAAGAGGCTGCAACAGCAGAAAGAATCGCAAAAATCTTCAGAAAACGAGTCACCTGGATTGATGCCGAAGGAGACTTCCCGATAAATGGCGTTATGGTGCCCGGTATCTCGGACACCATCTTCATTGACACAAGAACCAACAAATACGCTCATGCGGTAATCGGTCACGAATTATCGCACCACCTCGAACAAGATAATCCGAAAGCATACCGCGATATGGTCATCGCTTTGATGCCGATTATTAAAGACGCCGAGGCATATCGAAAGAAAAAGGATCTTGATGAGCTATCTGAAGCGACTCTCATTAAAGAGATTGTCGGCGACATCATGGGCGACAATTTCACCGACCAGAAGTTTTGGAACAAGGTCGCCGAACACAATCCGAACGCATTCAGAAAGATCGCCGATTCTATAATCACATGGTTAAAACGGCTGGTTACGAATGCGAAGATTCGCGGGCTTGGATCTGAACAATGGGTTACTGATGTTGAGAAGGCGCAGGATATTGTTGCGAAAGCTGTTGCTCAATACACGCATGCAGAACCATCGGAAGAAGGATCGAAGAGTGAAGCCAAGCTTTCAAAGCGCAACACTTTTGAGAAGGCGCAAGGAAGTTTGTTTGAGGACAATAGCAACCTAGTTAGCCAAGAAGAATTACTCAGGGAAAACTATGCGCGCAGCGGGGATCTGTTTTCTGATACAGAGGACAGTCCCGATAAAGACCCAGGCAAGCAAGGCGGGAAAATAGATGATTTCGGGGAGAAATTAGGGCGCGCTCGCAAAGACATGGCCACAGCCATGCGCAAAGAATATAGCGATGATGATATTGCCGCATTGCCGCTCAGCAAGATATGGCCTGCTTCTGAGGTGGATGCAATAGAGGACAAATATGTTGCGGCCACTGCCTTTGCTGCCCGAGAAGAAATTCCGGTAAAGCCACGGGTGAGCTACAAAGTGGCATCGTGGGTGCAGAAAGTTAAGAGCCTGAGAATGCTTGCCAGCTTTGTTCTTGACGGGAAAATCACAAAGGAAAATTTCAAGAAAAGACTCAAAGAGTTTTCTTATTCGTTGAATCAATTTGCCGCAAAAGTTGATTTGTTGGAGCGTATTGATAGAAGCGACTGGAAACGTATCGGAGCGGTTGCTGAATATCCTGATGCGTACAGATACGACTCATCGGGGACTAAGATTCCATCGCCATTCGTAAGCGTTGACATCGATGGCAGATACAAACAATTCCATGGTGGGGATGGCACAATTCCGAGTGTTATTGATGAGATTAACGCTCTATTGAGTGAGCGGCAAGCCGAAGCAGATCAAACCAAACGGATGCAATTCGAAGTTAGAGGGCGAGAAGGCAACCTGTTTATCAACAAGAAAGGTGACCGAGAATATCGAAAACTCAAAACATTCACCTCAACAAAAGAAGCTTTTAATTACATAAAAGACAATTACGACGAATTGGTTGAGGCGTGGGAAGCGGTAAAAGAAAGCGATAACGTTAAAAAAACAGACGTGCGGCGCGATGAGAATCGCCCAAGAACCGGCAAGGATTGGCGCGAAGGCAAAGACGTAACACCGGAACAATTCGACGATGAATTTGGATTCAAAGGGGTGGAATTTGGCAATTGGGTTTCACAAGGCGGCGACAATAAAGAGCGTCAAGGCATGCTTAACCAGGCCTATGATGCATTAATGGATTTGTCCAATATCGTCGGCATTCCTCCTAAAGCTATCTCTCTGAATGGAAGTCTTGGTTTAGGATTCGGTTCGCGCGGCAAAGGGT